AGACATATGTAAGTGAACTATTGAAAGAAGCAGAGGGGAATGGGTAAGCATTATTTACTTAACTTGTATGGATGCTCGTTTACTCTTTTGGACGACGAGCGTTGTCTTATAGACTTATTAGAAAATGCAGCAGCTGCAAGCGGTGCTACTGTAGTGCAAACTATTTCAAAAAAGTTTGAACCACAGGGAGTTACCGTAATGTGCTTGTTGGCTGAAAGTCATATTAGTATTCACACCTGGCCTGAAGAAGGTAAGGCAGCAGTTGATGTCTATACTTGTGGTGATTGCAATCCAAAGATTGGATGTGATATAATCATTCAACAACTCTATGCAACTAATCATACTTTAAGTTACATAGAACGGTAACAAAAGTTACAAAAGTTCTTGACTATATAATTGACGTTCATCTGCTATTTGCAAACAGCGAATGTAGACGGAAGTAGGAATGCCGAAGGAACGCGCCAATACCCATAAAGTAAAGGAGCACTTCAATGAAAATCAAAAAAAATTGGGAACTAATTCTTATTAAAGAGCAAAAAGAAAAAGAACAACGCAAACATCAAGCAAAATTGGCAATGGCAATGCGCTGATATTTTGAGGGGGACTTGACTCCCCCTCTTTTTTTGTCTATAATTATTTCATCAGGATTGATACTATGGATAAAGAAAAACTCAAACTGATTGTAAAAAACCTTGAGTCTCTTGTAGAGTGTCTCAAATCAGAAGTTTATTCTGATGTGGATTCTTACAAGATGAACTACGAAGAAATAGCACCACACCTTACTGATTACGACGAAGTATTTTATGACGGAGATGATGATGGATATCCTGACTGAGTTTGAATTTATGAAACCAGAAGTCAAACTCATTAGTGTTACTCCAGATGCTGAGAAGCATATGGCATATTGTGCTAGGGTAAGTAATCCTAGTAATCAGCAAAACGAAAAATTTTCTGGACTACTTAAGTATTGTATTCAGCACCAACATTGGTCAATCTTTGAACAAGCATCTATGACTGTTGAGATCAATACTACTAGAGGTATTGCTGCTCAGATACTCCGTCATAGGAGCTTCACATATCAAGAATTTTCGCAACGATATGCTGATACAAATCTACTGAGCAAAACTATTCCTCTTCCCGAACTGCGTAGGCAAGATGAAAAGAATCGTCAAAATAGTATTGATAATCTTCCCGATTATTTGAAACTGACTCTATTAGAAGACATTAGAGTTCATTTTGAGCACGCTCTACGCCTCTATGATCGTCTCCTGGAGAAAGGAGTAGCAAAGGAGTGTGCAAGGTTTGTACTGCCCTTAGCGACGCCTACACGCCTCTATATGACGGGTTCTGTGCGTTCTTGGATTCACTATATTGATTTGCGTTCAGCACACGGAACACAAAAAGAACATATGGAAATTGCTGAAGCAGTCCGTTGTATTTTTACATGTCAGTTTCCTGCTGTATCTGAAGCACTTGGGTGGACTCGTAAAGATTGCCCAGAGTGTGTTGATGCACCCTCTATTACTATTGAATAAATATTCTTACACATTTATGTAACTTATGGCGACTTATCCTGTTTATAATAAAGAAACTGGTGAACAAAAAGAAGTGACGATGAGTGTTCACGACTGGGACCAGTGGAAAAAAGATAATCCAGATTGGGATAGAGATTGGTCAGATCCATCAACCTGCCCCAATTCTGGAGAAGTTGGAGAAGTCTATGACAGACTTAAAAAATCTCATCCTGGGTGGAATGATGTTCTTCATAGAGCTTCAAAAATGCCTGGATCTACAGTTAAACCAATTTGATTAAATATGCCCGCTAAAAGAAACACTCCAAAGTCACCTGTTCCATTTGGAATGAGTAACAGGCAAATGAAAAGAAAGAAACCGATTAATCTTGACATCATGCGGACGATTGAACCGCTGACTGATAATCAAGAACAGTTTTTTAAAGACTATAAACAGGATCAAAACATTGTTGCATATGGTTGTGCAGGAACAGGTAAAACTTTCATTGCACTCTATAATGCGCTTAAAGATGTTCTTGATGAAAGATCTCCTTATGAGAAGATCTATATTGTCCGTTCTCTGGTAGCAACAAGGGAAATTGGATTTCTTCCTGGGGATCATGAAGACAAATCCTCACTTTATCAAATTCCATATAAGAATATGGTGAAGTATATGTTTGAGATGCCAGACGATGCTTCTTTTGAAATGCTCTATGGAAACCTCAAAACGCAAGGAACGATTAGTTTTTGGAGTACTTCTTTTATTCGCGGAACTACTCTGGACAATGCAATCATCATTGTAGATGAATTTCAGAACCTGAATTTCCACGAACTTGATTCTATCATCACTCGTGTTGGTGAAAACTCTAAGATTATGTTCTGTGGTGATGCCACTCAATCGGACTTAGTAAAAACAAATGAGAAGAATGGTATCATTGACTTTATGAGAATTCTTCGCATCATGCCATCATTTAATGTTATCGAATTCGGTGCAGAAGACATTGTTCGTTCTGGACTGGTTAAAGAATATATTCTTGCAAAACTGGAACTGAACATATGAGTTTTATTCATCATAATTACCTAGGTGAACTTGAATTAGAAAAGAAAGAACAAAATGGTATCCGTCTCTATAATCTTCCAAATGGAGACTGGGTGCCATCTATTACATCCGTAACTTCTTTTTATAATCGTCAAATCTTTGTAAAGTGGCGTGAGCGTGTTGGTCTGGAAGAAGCAAATCGTATCACTAAAAGAGCAACAGCAAGAGGGACTGATTTTCACCAAGTTTGTCAAGATTATCTTGAAAATAAAGAATTGAACTGGGATGATTATCAACCCCTAACAAAGTTTATGTTTTATCACCTTAAACCAGAACTTGATAAGATAAATAACATACACGCAATTGAGCGGACTCTTTATTCTCAATACCTTGGACTTGCTGGACGAGTTGATTGTATTGCAGAGTACGAAGGAGAACTTGCAGTCATTGACTTCAAGACATCCGAAAAAATTAAACCTGAAGAGTGGATTGAAAACTATTTCGTTCAAGAAATGTTTTATGCTGCTGCTTACTATGAACTTACAGAAATCCCCATCAAAAAATTAATCACTTTAATGGTCACTCCTGGTGGTGAAGTTAAAGTATTTGACAAAAGAAACAAAGGGGACTATATTAAGTTATTAGTTCGTTATATTAAAGAATTTGTATCTCACAATCTTAGGTCAGATGGAGAATGAATTAGAAAAGGTTCTAGAAAGTAAATTCTTCTGCCCATCTCGTTTTGCACAAGAGATTGAAAAACTTGTGCAAACAAATCCCGATATGAATTATATTGATGCAGTTATTCACTTTTGTGAACAAAACAACATTGATGTAGAATCAGTTCCTAAACTGATTTCAAAACCATTGAAAGAAAAAATTAAGTATGAAGCAATGGAACTTAATTTTCTGAAGAGGAGTTCCAGAGCGAAACTACCACTCTGATAAATGATGCCGGTTGATGCCTACAAGTGTTATCTGTCTTTGAAGAATCACTTTACCAAAGACAGTTATGACTACCACAAATACTGTGGTAAAAGTCGTGCAACAGTGCAATCTTTTTACAAACGCAAGGATCGTTTTTGGTTTGAAAAGATTGCAAGACAAAAAACAGATAAAGAAGTTGAAGAATTTTTTGTATCAAACTTCATCACTAGTACTGATCCAAGTAAACTTTGGATAGGAGAAATGATAAGAGAGGGTGATGAACGATACACACAATGGAAGAAAAGAACTCAATCACTTTCATATATCTTTAAAGAAGAATGTGAAAAACTTTTTGGAGAAACAAAAATAGATGATGTCTTTAAAACTAAACGAGGACATCCTATTGTTTTGAAAAAGTTTTTAAGTGGAGAAGTATCAATTGAATCGTTAGTAGTTCTGGATCACATTTTAGAATTTAGAAAAAAATTTGATACTAATTTAAAGGACCCAGTGTGGGAATCCGTAAGTATGAAAATGAAAAAATATTCTCCCTTCCTACATATAAATGTACCGCGTTATAAGACTATCTTGAAGGAAATTGTTTTAGGAGACCAATGAGTTTTTTTAATTCTGAAGTTGTCCGTGCTGAGATGACTGAAATAAGTGAACTACAAGAAGAAGTTTATTCAAACGTCTTCAAGTTTCCTGGAATGTCTAAAGAACAAAAACTGGAACATGTAGAACTTCTGGAAAAACTTTTAGATAAACAAAAAGTTCTTTATACAAGACTGAGTTTATCTGATGATCCAGAAGCAGTTGAAATGAAAGAACGCATTACTCAGTCAGCAGTGATGATGGGTCTTCCTCCTGGAACTGATATGAACATCATTTTGAACAATATGTCCAAAATGCTTGAGGTGATGAAGCAACAAATTGACAAAACTGGTTCCGACCTGTAGACTAACAAGGTACACAAAAGCCAAATCTGTACAAATACGAGGTAATCTAATGTCCTTTTCAGACCTTAAAAAACAATCTTCTCTTGGTTCGCTGACTGCGAAACTGGTAAAAGAAGTAGAGAAGATGAGCACAACTTCTGGCGGCGCTGATGAGCGTCTCTGGAAACCCGAAATGGATAAGACTGGTAATGGTTATGCCGTTATCCGTTTTCTTCCTGCCCCCGAAGGTGAAGAACTCCCTTGGGCAAAAATGTATTCCCATGCCTTCCAAGGTCCTGGTGGTTGGTACATTGAAAACTCTCTGACTACTGTTGGTCAGAAAGATCCCGTTTCAGAATATAATCGTGAACTCTGGAATAGTGGTTCAGAAGCAAACAAAGAAACTGTGCGTAAGCAAAAGCGCAAACTGTCTTACTATAGCAACATCTATGTTGTGAAGGACCCTGCTAATCCTGCTAACGAAGGTCGTGTCTTCCTGTTTAAGTATGGTAAGAAGATCTTTGATAAAGTTATGGAAGCAATGCAACCTGAGTTTGAAGATGAGACTCCTATCAATCCTTTTGACTTCTGGCAAGGTGCTAACTTCAAACTGAAGTTGGTGAAGAAGGATGGTTACTGGAACTATGATAAGTCTGAGTTTGATCGTGTTGCTCCTCTGCTGGAAGACGATGATGCTCTGGAAGCACTTTGGAAGAAGCAGTATTCTCTGACTGCTATTACTGCTCCTGATCAGTTCAAGTCATACGAAGACCTTGATAAGCGTCTGAAGTATGTTCTGGGTCAAAAAGGTACTCCTCTTATGTCTTCTGTTGAAGAAGAAACTGAATACGATAGTTACGTTGAGAAAACTGCTGAGAGTAAAGTGGTAGAAGAACTGGAGCAATCTTATGCCCGTTCTAAGTCTCCTTCACTTCCTGTGGTAACTAAGGAAGTTGATGAGGATGAAGATGATGCTCTTGCTTACTTCCAGCGCCTTGCTGAAGATTGATTAAGAGTAGAGTTTAATATTATCAGATCTCTTAAGGTCCTCACTAACATACTGTGAGGACCCTTTTTTGTAAGGCATAATTTCATTCATATCATTAAGAACAATATTTAAGTATTGTGATTTCAGAAGGTAAATATTTCTTTTGTTGTTTTCCAACTTCTCTTCATACTCATAATTTGTAACTGGAATTGCAATGTTTCCACTATCAACTTGTCTATCTGCGAAATAATCATAAAAACTTACAGAGTATGTCGATGGAACTTCTAGTCCTGCAGGAACTATAATTACCTCTTGACTGTTTTTAACTTCTGCGGTTTCATAATGATGAATACCCCCATACAAAGTATCATAGTTTCCGTATTTTGATAACATTAAATCATCAAATTGTTGCTGAGGTAATGGCCATTCTGTTTGGATATTGACGATGTTGTTACACAAAAGAACTAACCAATCAAGTGTTGAGTCTTGATAAACTTCAAACGCAACATTATCTGGACGGTCATTACCTTTGATTTGATACTTAGTGAAGAATGCTAGGTCTTGAAAAATATCTTCTCTAAGTTTTCCTTTCTTGAATAGATTTTTAAGAGGAGCATAATCTCCAATCTTAGCACCTGGAAGTCTGCTAACGTATTCAAAGTTTGGAACTTGGCGGAAATAACTAGGCATTTTTAGAATCCTATGACTTTATCTTGATCTTCATCTAATGCACTATAATCATCATCAAAGAGTGGTACAAGTTCTTGGAACTGAAGAGTGAGTTCATAAGAGGTCATTGATCTTTCTGCTCCATCAAAAGACATATAATTTCCTTCGGGAGTGTAATTTACATTACATTGTGTTAATGCACACTCTTTAAATTTATTTAAGTATGGATGTTCTTTATTTGCTGTGAGATATGAAATTGCAAAAGTATGTGGAGATTGTAAAAGTAGATAACCACTAGATCTTTTTGGAGTCATTCCTTGTTTAAAATAACGAATTATTTTTTTAATAATGATCGCCTCAGTTTCTGTTCTTGGTGATAATTTAAAATTAAAACTAAATGTCCTGAGTTGTGGTCCATTGAATAGTAGTTCAAGGTTTGGGTTCAAAGTCGCACCATATTGTCTTTGCATTATTCCACTTTTACCAATTGCCAATGAAGTAAATGTTGCAGTACTCAATTTTTGTAGTGCTCCAATGTTTGCTCCCGCTGCGGCTGCTGTTCTTTGTGTTGAACTTTCTAATCCTTCACCTCCTTGTGATATCGTTGATTGTGCAATATCTGCAAAAGCTTTTGAAATTTCATCTAAAGAGTCGCCTTGCCAATCAACGCCATTTGAATCATTAATTCCGCCAGGTATTGGAAGAACTATTGTTGTAAATATTGTTCTTTTTCCAACAGTTGGAATTCTTTGATTATTCAAAGAAACACTTCTTGAGAATTCTCCCAATTTTAATCTATTTTCTCTATTTAAAAAAGATTGTTCATATTTTAACATTGAAAACTTTATACAATCTTGATATTCCAGTCGTAGTTTTTCTGGATATGTTACTACTGGAGTGTATTTATTTTTTGGTCTTTCTTTGATATTTTCTAGTTCTTTTTTTATTTCGGATGTTGTTTTAGCGGCCGCTTCTTTTTCTATATCTGATGCATTATTTTTAGTGGCATCTGATAAGACTTTTGTTTGTTCTGGAGTTAATCCTTCTTTTTTGGATGCAGTTGTTATTTGTTGATTTGTTGTTGCCTTCAATGCTCCTTCTTTTAAAGACTTTTGGGCGTCTGCTCCAAAATATGTTTCTCCGGTAAAACTATTTTTGTTAAAAGTAAAGTCTCCCGTAGCTCCATTTCTTGTTGCAGCAACTACTGGGGGATCTCCTGGTACTTGTTGATATAATATTTCTTGTTTTATTGAATTTGGATCTACCTTTCCATTTTGATCTAATGAATATGTAATCCTTGTTCTAGTATATAATTCTGTTTTTTTACTTCCAACAGGTGTTTTACTTTGATCACTGATAATTGTTTTAGTTGCCATCAAACTCCCTCCCCATTTACAAGAGGATTATGTATCTCAGTTTTTCGTAGAGTATGAGACATTTATAAGGAGTTTTTATTTATTTAGAAGGAATTTTCCATATTGCAGAGCAAGTAATTCATCAAGTTCTTCATACTTAACAACGTGAAGTTGCCCTGCTAATTCTTCCCAAGTATAATTTCTTGATTGCCTCCAGTGAAAGTTAATTGCCTTAAATCCCCATTTTTGAATTTCAGTGCAAGCAATGAGTGGGTGTTGGTCATATTCAATATCTGGTGTCTTTGGATTGTAAACAAAGGTATAAAACTTTCCAACTTCTGGTATCCAAGTTTTTTCTGTGAAGAGTTCCATAATCAGTAGCATAATATCTTCTGGATCTTTGATATTTTTTCTATCAATTTCTTGCTTGAGTTTTTTAACCCTAGCAGTAGATCCAGATATGTATTGACCGAAACCCTCTGCCATTATTTGATACCTAATTCTTTTTCAGTGATAACAATGAACTCAAGCATTCTATCCGCACACCATTCTTTTGCTGCTTTCCATTTTGCTTGATTGACTGCATAGGTCGTGCATTCGTGAATATATGATTTTGTAACTCTACTTTTTTTCTGTGGAGGAACGGTTTGCTTTGCTGGTTTGACTTCAACAACATATGTTTTAATTTGACCAGACTGCTCTTTTACTTTAATAATAAAGTCTGGGAAATATCTACACACTCTTTCCTTTGCTGGATTGTAATAGGGAATAAAAAACTCTTCACTTCCCCAAGAAATAATGCTTTCATTTAAATCACACCAATGACAGAAGCGGCGTTCCCAACTGCTTCTACAAATAATATTGTTTGGATCGCCTTTGTATTTTTGTGGATAGGATGGTTTGTACTTGCTCTTAATACTTTCTGCCATTATCCTTAATACATAATATATAAAGTCAAAAAGTATTTATAAATGGCATCGCCATCACCATCTAGGAAAAGTGTTTCTGATATAAAATCAAATCTGCTGAAACCAGCACTCACCTCTCATTTCCAATGTTGGTTTAATCCTCCAGAAGATGTTAGAGAGTGGATGAGAGAAAAGTCTGATGCTGGTATAGGAATTCCGTATGACGGTAATGCCGAATTTTTTTCTTTGATTTGTTCTGAAGCTTCTTTACCAGGTTCTTCATTGGCAACATTAGAAATCAATAATGATTTTACTGGTGTGACTGAAAGACACGCATATAGAAGAATATATGATGATCGCGCAGATTTTACTTTTTATGTTGATCACGATCACAATTTAATTAAATTTTTTGAAAATTGGATTACATACATTGTAAATGAGCAATATACAGATCCAAACGATAGCACTCGTCGTAATCTTGGAATAGAACACTCTAATTATTCATATAGAGTTAGATATCCAGATGGAACTGGTAGAAATGGGAGCACTGGATATAGAACTGAAATTTATCTCAATAAATTTGAAAGAGATTATACTGGAAGATATACTAGGTATAGATTCATACAAGCATATCCAATATCAATATCTTCTATGCCAGTTTCTTATGACTCATCATC